CAATTGGTGCTTCAATAACTTCTTCTATTTTATCCTCGTGTGATTCAATTAAGTCATCGTGCGAAACGACCTCTTTCTCGTCTTCAAATAAATGCGTGTAACCTAATGCAATAAGTCTTCTTTGTTGCATTGGTTTAATAGTGTTTAAGTCTATTTTTATCATACCTAAAATTCCATCGTTAATAGTTATCGTTTGTCCTTTGTATTCTTCTTTAACTTTCATATCTTTTTATTTATATTGTCCGTACTTTTCAAAATGTTTTATAGACTCTAACATCTCAACTATCATAAAATGTGCGGATGTGTTACTTATGTTAAAATGCTTGGCAATCGTGCGACTGGTAGAAATTCTCTTATCAAAATACGTTTCAAAGAATATCAATTTAATTCTGTCCGTTATTTGACCTCTATAATTTTCTAATATCTCCAACCTTTCACTAAACTTGATTTCGTCTTCAAGTGAATCGTCAATAGAATCTTCGATGTATTCGTTTTCAACTGAATTTATAATCTCTTTCTTTGATTCTGACTGCCATAGTAATTCACATTTGATTAAATGCAGAAACATTGCTTTTGCTTCGTGTTCTTCTTTGTATTGGTACTTAGACTCACTTGCTTTAATATATGCGTTGTTTATTATAGTATCAATGTCAAGTTGTGAATTTAATCTACTGACAAAATACCGAGTATATCGGTTTATTTCATCGTAATTTTTCGATATGTAGTTATTTAGTAATGCTATCATACCAATTATAAAAGTCTTTTATCCAAATTCTGCGTCTTACTTGACTGCAAAAGCATTCTTTTTCTTTCTCTCCAGTTACTCGAATACGAATTGCGGATAGTTTTATGCAACTAACTTTAGCCGATTTGATAATTGGGTCCGCATCTCTCAAAGATTCAATTAAAGTTATTTCAGTTTCTGCAAACATAATTGTAAAGTGTAACCGATTAATGAAACAAAGCAAGCCATAAAAAAGTCTTGAAAATAAAAAAGTGCGAACCAAAAAGATAAGCACTTCATACAACTAACTGCCGAATAGATGGCATCCGTATATTTATTTACTTCAATCTGCAAGAATAGCCTATCAAATTGACGTTGTAATGGCTCAAAGTGAACAAAGAACCAAACAAAAGATATTAAAAAAATCACTTCCATATTTGCAAATATAAAATATTATATTATAGACGTGTAAAAATGTTAATAAGTTTACTTAAACTCCTTGCATTCTGTCACAAATTTATTCTATTTATGTGACAACTCCTTACATTTTTGTTTGTAATACTCAGCAAGTTCTTTTAACTCGTCTTTTGTGTACTTTCGTGTAATGTATGCACGTTCACGTAGCATTGTAAATTCATCTGCTCCTATCTTATTCTCTAAGTGTATTCCGTATTCGATTAGGTTGCCAGAAAGTTGTACATTACATTTATAGCAACTTGAGTGAACGTTGTTTTCGTCAAATCTCACGTTTGTGTGTGTTCCAGCAGAAAAGTAATGCGATGCGTGTGTTACTCCGTTTATTCTTTTTTGGCAAGATATACATACATTTCCCTTATCTCTTAGATTAATATATCTGTTGAAGTGTTGTTGAGCAATCTTAAAGTAGTCTTGTAATGTCATTAAATCGCTTTTTAAAGCCTTTACACGTTCTTTCTTTATCTTTTCAAGGTTCTTTATTGCTTGACGTGTTTTAGTGCATACAAAACAAAGTTTATCCGTTGTTCGATATGGTGTAAATATCGTTTCACATTCCTTGCATTTCTTTTCAAAGTTATTCTTATATTCCATTCGTCAAGTTTTCGTTTATCTTTTTCAACTGCTCTACTTCTCTTGTCAACTCCATTACTTTTTTATGTTCTGCGTATAGTAAAGTTTGGTATTGTTTGTTTTCATCTACTAAAATGTTAAAAGTAGTTCGTGCGTCTTGCAAAAAATCAAAGTGCTTTTGCATTGACTCAATTAAATCTGTACGATGTGCATTCTTTTTCTTTATATCATCTATTGAAATCTGTAAAGATTGCGTTAACGATTCAAAAGTTATGGATGCTTCTATTATTGCTATCTGTTTCATATTCTCAAACCGCCACCTTTACTCCAACATACTAAATCATCTGCTTTCCATTCTAAATTGCTATAAATAGAACTTAAAATATATTCTTTAACATATTGTCTTAAGTTGAAATCATTAGTAATATCCATATTGTTAGAACGTCTTAATTGCAAATATCTTTTAAAACTCTTTCTTATTTCGTCTTTATCAAACTGACAATACATTATATCTGTCTTGTTAAATTCTACTAAATATCTTATGTTTTCACTTTTCATATGTTATTATTTAAAATGGTAAATTATCAAATGAATTATTCGGTGCTATTGCTTTTGTACTTGGCAAAGTTAATCTTTTTATTACATCTTTACCACGAACTTTAAAACCTAAACCAAAATTATAGTCCATCATCATTGGTTCGTTTAATAGCGTTGGCTTACCACCAGTATCGGTGTCTTTAATCTTTACTACTTCAACCATTGTGTAGTTCCATAAATCTGGATGTTGTGTCAATCTGTGAACTACTAAAAAATCGTCTGCTTTATTTGCGAATGCTTTACCGCCTTCAATGTCTGACTTTAATGGTGGCATAACGTGTCCAGACCATCCGTGTTTTTCTGGATATACTGCCGAGCGTCTTCCACTTGCTGAACTTGGATGAGCATTTATGTAGATTGTTTTACCATTCTTTGTAAAGTGCTTTAAATCGTTTAATACATCGTAGTTTGAACTATAAGACATCGGTGTTTTTAAACCATTGAACGGGTCGATTAAATGTACATCGCATTCTGCTTTGTCAAATATGTTTAATAATTCGTCTGGAGTATATCGTTTGGTATTATCTACAAACTTAAACGAATTTTCGAGTATTGTTTCGTATCTTCTTACTTCGTTGTATGTTAAATCCATAAACTTTTTACCAGCATACATCTGAATTAAGTCACGCATTACTTTACCTTGATAGTTCTCATCCATAAACAAACAAAACTTTAAATTGTGATTTGTTGCAAGTGCTAAAAAATACCATTCTAAAAAATATGTTTTACCTACGTTGTCGTGTCCTAACAAAACATTTAGTTGCCCTTGCTTATGAACGAAGAAATCATCTAAGTCGCAACCTAATTTTAATCCAGAGGGAACTTTTCCCTCCAGATAATCATTTAAGTATTTTGTACTATGTCCGTTGTTTAGTATCATAACTCATCCTCATAAGTTTCCAATTCAGGTTCCCAAGCCATTGAGAAATCTTTATTAGAAAACATTTCAGTTAGTCCACTTATTTGTGTAAGTCTTAAAACCTCATCCCTATCCATTCCTAATTCTTTAGAAATCTTTTCATCGCTCCAGTTTCTTTTTTTCAAGTCAATAACAATATCAGACATTGATTCTACCTTGTGCTTACCCCTTGCTCTATTGTGTCTAATTGTGGATGCTATTCTGTCGTTTTGCCCTTTTTGTGATTCTCTAATAGTTACAACTGGTAAATATCCGTGAACTCTTTTTTGTATATCCTCACACTCTTTCCCAACTCTATTTCTATGAAATCCATCAATAACCTCACGTGTTCCATCGTTATTATCCATTGATACAATTGGCTGAGTATAACCATCATTTGATATTGATAATCTTAATAATTCCATTTCTGGTGGTGCTACACTATTAGGGTTATAATCGTTAGCGTGTACTGAATCGTTTTTAACCCATAAAACACAATCTACTGGTTCTGTAGAAAATGGGCTTATCTCGTGAAGCATTAATTTAATTTCGTTAATTACTTCTACTTTATCGTCTAATGATAAATATCTTAGTGAATTAATAATGTCTACTTGTTTTTCAATTAATTGTTTTTTCATCTTATTTGTTTTTATTAGTTAAAAATTTATCTTCTGTTCTTTTTCTTTTCTTTAAATCTAAATATTTTTGATAGGCAACTGTTTTGTGCTGAGTAAATCCTAAACCTTTACACCAATAATCATTTCTTAATAATGATTTACAAACTCTTCTCCAGCTTGGTGCTAATTTCTTTGATTCTAAAATATATGGTGCTTCGTCTGGTATCCCTAAATCATATCCACGTTGTTGCCACCATTTTGTAAAAGTATAAATTTTATTTAAATAATGTTCTTTTGTTATTTCTGGTATTGAATTTAAAAATAACATTGCAAATGATTCCCAAGTGTGATTGTCTGGCTTTGTAATTTTATTATATCCAGTTATCGAACCACTTTCATTTACATATAACGCTCCTGAATTAGCTCCATTAACTCTCGCTACAACTTTTGCCCACGTTTCTGGCTCAATCAAGTGAAACAACCATAAACCTCTCCTTTGGTCATCACCATAAGGTTGGCAAATTCTTTGCTGATGTATTGAAACTCCAGCTTTAAACATTATTTCATACAATTCATTATATCTTTTATCTTCATTTTTAGCGTGATAAATCCAAATATCTTCAGTAGTCCAATCGTAAATAGGGTAAACATTAAATACATTTTCAGTTACTTTAGTAGTGTAAACTTTATCATTAAATCGTGTTTTTGTTTTAGATGATATGGTTCTATATCTGTTTAATGATTCATCTGAGCGAATACCAACTAAGCAAGCTGTGTTTTTACCTTTTGAGTACCATTCTCCAAACTCTGGAACAAACTCCTCAAACTCCATTCCATCTCTAAAAAAAGGAAAATAGTTTACATCTGAAATTCCTTGCTCTGGTACTTGTCTTATCCAATTTTCTTTCTGGTCTACATCCCAACATTTCCAAAATGGCTCGTAAACAGAAACTGCATTTCTTAAGTGAAGTGGTAAACACACCCAATATAAATCAATAAAATCTTTATACTCTTCAATGCAATGTTTTATATGGTCTATTGTAAATTTATATTGTCCCTCTAAATCTACTATTAATAAACCTATTTTCATATTTCTTTTTTTCACTTCTTGCATAGTCAAGTGAAGCATAACCGTAGAATCTTTACCAGCTGAAAAACTTAAATACACTTTTTCAAAATTATCTAAAGTATAGTTTATTCTGCTTAATGATTCTTCATAAACGTTTGTTTTTAATCTAAATTTAGGCATAACTGAATTATTTTATTGTTTTGTTTATATCTTTCAATTGCTTCTAAAGCATTTTTATTAGCTCTTTCTTGTACTTCTTTTGTTAACATTGACCAACATTCCATAGTTATAGTAGATGGTGCTTTACAATATACACAACACGCTGATTGACCTATGTAAGCTATGTGGTTCATAGATGGATTTGTTAAGTTATGTTCACACGAATACTTCCAATTATCTATAACATAAAACATATTTTGTTTAGTTAATTTTTCAGAGTTAAACATTTCAATAATTTTATTTATGTAATGTTTTTTTAATTCTCCAGAGCAGTTGTCGTAAAAACCTGCTTCATAATCTTCCCATTTCCAGTACGGATGATAAATTCTCATAGTTTATTTATTTAAGTTTATTTGTTTATATACGTTTTTCATAAATTCATCTTGTTCTGGTTCTTTATTTTTTGGTTTTTGGTTAAGGTATCTAAAAAAATTATCATTAACTAAAAAATGTGATGGTGTTTGCATCTGATTTTCTACCACCCAATCATTTAAACACATCATTTCAAATGCGTGTTCCCATTCGTTAGATAATAGTTTTTGTTGTTTAAGTTTAGTTAAGTTGTTTATAGTTGTTTTGTTTATAGATGTAAATTTTCCTTTTGTACCTACATACTTTAATTTCATTTCATTAAACCAATTTAAAAAAGCATCCACATCAATAACTATTTGTTCTTTCTCTTTCTCTTTCTCTTTCTCTTTCTCTTGTACCGAACCCCCTACGCCACCCCCTACCGAACCCCCTAGGGTAGTCTTTGTTTTTGTCTCGTAACCAAGCACTTGAGCATCTATATTAAATTTCTGAGAAATATAAGCAAACTTTGCCATACCTTTTAATTCTAATTCAACTCCAGTAAATTGACGTGTAATTAAAGCATCGTAGAAAGCTAACCTATCTTTATCGTTTAGTTCTTTCGCTACCTCAAAATATGAATTATAAAAATTAAATGCTTTTCTCATAATGTTTATTAAATAAAAAACCCCTATAAATCCGTAGGCTCTCACTTCTACTTCATTATAAGGGTTAAACTAATGTCTTGTTCTATAATGTGAGAGTCGAACAATGCAAATATACAATATACTATCTACTTTTCATCTTCAAATAATTGAATCTTTTGAACAATTTTATCAATTTCATTAACAATGTCAACCCATTGTTGAGCAGTATCTTCTGGTAATTGTTCGCTTACATTCTCAACTATCTTTTCAACCCACGTGTAAAAGTTCTCGCAGCGTTGTTTAAATTCACGTTTGTAAATTACTTCGTGAGATAGTTCGTCTAAGGTGTGAAGTATTGACTGCATCTGTAAAGTTAACGCTAAAGTTAAATCTAAGTCTTTTCGTTGTTTAGTATTCATCTTCAAATATTTTAAAAAGCATAAAAGTAGTAATAGATACACAAATTATATAAAATGGAAGTGCTGAAATACCTGTTTTTTGTTCGTACCATTTACCTATAATAGGTATAATAAGTGATAAAATAGTAGCCGAAAATACTATTAAAATTGTTTGTTTAGTGTTCATTGTTCTTTATTTAGTTCGTTTATTACTTCATTCCAAAATATTACTTCGTCATTTGGATATTCAAAGCTATGCCAATTAATAGCATCAATAATCTCATCAACTGCTATTAATGCACATTGTTTAGCTTCTTTAACTTTACCATCGTAAACTTGTAAATATCTATTTACTAATTCAATTGCTTTATCTTTTTGATTCATTGATATTTTTTTATTTATAATTTCCTCGTCTATCTTCGCAGAACTGAATCCAGTTGTCCATCGTATCACAATAGTAAATAATGCTCGGATGCTTATCCGCTTCTTTCAATGCTTCTGCTTTGCTTTCTGCACTTACTATCATTCTATCAGGTTTGCCGTTTGATAGCCAATATAAAATTACGTACTGCTCCATAGTTTTTAGTTTAAAATCTGTACACAATTTAGTTCTTTATTGCAATTCATTATTTTCCTTGTGCCTTTCGTGTTTGCAACCTACAGATTTAAGTTTAATTAAAATGGCAAATCACTTTCTTCTTGTTGTGCGAACTTCTGCGATGCAGTTTGAAGTGGTTTTTCTTGCTTCTCTGCTACTTTTACATCTCCATTTGTATAAACTACTTTGCCGTTACCTAAATAACGCTTAGAAGTCTTTAAATCACGTTCTTCTTTTGTTTGCGATTCTGTTAACCCTACGTTGTTTCCATATTGGTCGGTTGAATCATTGATTGAAATTGTCAAGTTTAAATACTTTCCGTTGTATAACTTGCTTTTGTCGATTTTTGTCACGTCAATTGACGCATTGATAAGTGTTGACATATTTATTTGTTTTTATTTGTTTAAAATTAATAATAATTCTTGATAATACTCTCGTGCTACTTCTATTCTTTGCTTTAATTTTTCAATATCCGCTTCGTTGTATTCAACTATAAATCTTTTTACTCGTAGTTCGTTTGGTATGTGGTCGAAATTGTGTAAACTTTGAACTGCTTCACGCACTAATAAATCTTCTTCAATTAGATTCAACTTCCAATGCTCTTTACGCACTTCACTTTCTACAATGTCAAAAGGTGTGTTTGTAAGGCAATAAACCAATTCAGCTTGTTTGTGTCCAGTAAGCATCATATAGCCTTGCAATTGCCAATAGTAAGCCTTATTTTTAAGTTCTTTGTCAAACATTGGAAACGTAGCACCAGACCAACTGCATTTTATGTCAGCTAATAAAGTATCATTTACTAAGTCTGGTGTGCCTAAAATATAATCATTTTTAAACTTTTCTTCGTTCTTTAAAATCCAGTTCCAATCTAATACTTCACTTGCTAACTCAATAGCTATATCTTCGTTTTGATTTCCTTTGTCTGTATAGCGTGAACTAAATTCTTTGTAGATACCTAATTCTTTCTCACGAAACATATCTTCAATAAGCGTCTTTGCAGTAGCAGACAAAACCTCGCTTTTTGTACGAGCGTCAGTCATCAGCGAGCCGAGTTGTGAACATCTGAATAGTAAACTCATAGCGTTGCAAATGTTAATTTTTGTGATTCAGTTAATTCAAATTGCAATAAATCTTCTTTTTTAGCAAGTCCTTTTCCTATTGCGTCAATTGCTTTGTTAAAACGTTCATCTGTTATTGTTTTAACTTTCTTTACTTGCTGACTATTATCTTTAGAATCTGGGTCGCTTTCTGTTTCGTCAATTAAGAATAAACCATTTAAAGCGTATTTACGTGCGTAACTTGATGCCGTTCCAGTACATTGTTCTGATGACATTCCTTTATGCTCTCCCATCTCAGCAAATCCATTGATAGTGATTCTATCTACTTTGCCATCTTCATTGTAAGACATAAGCTCTGCACTTGCTTTTAAAAATAGTTTAGAACCAATCTCTACTATCTCATCTGAAATTGTTAGTACCGAGTTGTATTTTAACAATACTGGCTTTAAAGATTCAAGTATCTGCTCCGCACTTCTGTACTTGTACTTTCCAAATGCGTTGAAAGAACCTTTAGGGCATTTTAATTCTGCTTGAATGTTAATTAAATTTTTCATTTTCTTAGTTTTAAATTGTTAATAACGTATGCAAATATAAAGATTATTATTTAATTGATAACTTTTTTATCAAATTATTTTTTACTTGCCAAAAGTCCTGTAATGAATTAGCTTCTAATATATCCAGCTCTGATTCTGTTAGTTGTAGCTTTTCTTCGTCTGGTATATCAATGCAAGAAACTTCTAACTCGTTTTCAACTAACTCAATTAATTCTTTGAAGTCTGGATAGTTTTTATTTCTATCGTAACATTCAAGACCGTGTAAAATAGTAGCGTGTCCTTTGCCAAACATTTTACCAATTCTGTCTAATGTCATTCTATTGTTGCGTAGAAAATGATAAAGCACACTTCTAATATAAACCTTTTCACGTTTGCGAGATGGTGTGTTTAACTCATATCTTTCTATTAATTCTGTAATCTTAATTAAATTCATTTTAAATCTTGTTTTAAGCGTTCTAAATAAAGTATACCATCCATTAACTCATCTTGTGCGTGTTCAATCCAATCTAACGTGCTTAAATCGGTTCTTTCAAGTGTTACTCCGTACTTTTTTAAACCCTCGTCTGCTCGTCTTTCGAACTTTTTAATTACGTTTAGTACTATTCTATCTATTTTCATCTTATTTGTTTTTAAATTTCTTCTTCATCCCATTGTTCAACTTCTCCGTTACCATCACATTCTGGACACTCAATCACTTCTGTACATCCACCGCAACAATTCCAAGCTGGTTGTAAGCAATCAGCAGATACTTCAATGCTTCCTTTGCCTTCACATTTTTCACATTCTACTTCTATCATAATAAATTTATTTCTTGTTTAACTTCTTGCCAGTATGATTCATCTTGAATTGAATTTGTACAATCAAAATATCCTTTTCTCAATTGTATTATTTCATCAACTGCTATTAATGCACATTGTTTGGCTTCTCCATCACCAACTCCAGTATATGGTGAGCTTGGTGGAAGTTGTCTAAATTTCAAGACCAACTCTTTTGCTTTTTCTTTTTGGCTTAACATAATTTTTGTATTTCGGTTTTAACTTCTTCTTTTTCTATTTGAGCATAAACAACAGCTTGCATTGCAACATCAGTGCAAAATTCCGCCATTTCATTATATGCTTTTATCTTAGCATTGTATTCATTTTCAACTGCTATTAATGCACATTGTTTAGCGTATTGGTATGGCATCTCTTTTGACCTTTCCATTTTACCTACTAAACTTTTCGCTTTTTCTTTTGGTGTCATACTGCTAAAATTTCGGTTAATACTTTGATATATGCTTGTTCAATTCTTTCAAGTCCACGCTTGCAAGTGTCTATTCTGTTGAAGTGTTTATCTTGCATATCTGCAAACCAATAATGAATATGATTATTTTTTTCTAAGAACAAAATTCTATCTTTCATATCTCTATGCAATTGTATTAAATTGTTTGCTTTGTTGTGTAGTTTATAGTTCATCGTTTCTCGTTTAAATTGTTTAACTTAATTTGTCTAATTCTGTTTAAGCGTTGCTCGTCAAACGTAGTGAAAAATTGTTTGCGTATCACATCGTTAATGTGGTTTGCTTTTGGCACGTACTCATTCTCTATTTGAGTAGGCTGGTAATTAGGATTAAAAGTGTTGTGTAATGTTTTCATATTATAAAGTTTAAATGTTTCAGCAAATCTAAGCATAATGTTCATATGTTGTACACTTTTTAACAATTATTTTTAAATTATTTTTAATTTCTCAATGTTTATGGGGGTTTCAGCGATTGGTATAAAGCAAAAAAAGTGAGGATTTCTCCCCACTTTCCAACAAATTAAACTAAAAACTATGAAAATTCACTAAACAGAAAAAGCGAATCGGTGCAAATATAACTATTTTATGTTATTACGCAGTTTAAATTGTAAATAATCTATATAAGTTTTATTATTAATAGTAAACTTCTTATTGCAAACGTGCCTATCTGAACATTGCATTCTGTGTTGAATAGTTCCAGCTGCGGTTGTGTACATACTTTTGTAATGTGGTAACTTTCCACAATTAGGGCACTCGAACTTTTCGCCACCTCGCAAAACTGCGTAGTTTACTTTCTGTTTTGTGTATGGTTCTAATTTTTGGTAAACCTTTTCAAGTACTACAACATCCATATCGCAATACTCAACCATTCGTTTTAGTGCGTCAGCGTCTTTGTTGAAAATGATTGCTTTCCACATATCCATCCCCTCGTGTTTTAACTTTGCACCAACTCCAAGAAACTTAGCGATATAATCCAACTTATTTGAATTGAAATTAAACTGGCTTTTAGCGTGTTTAAGCGTGTCTATTGTTTGGTATTGTGGAAACATATCAACTCCGTGCTTTAAGCATCGTGTACGCAACCATTTAATATCGAATCTATCTCCATTGTGTGCGACTATTTCATCCGCTTGATTTAATACCTTAACAAAGTCTTTTAAAAGTTTCTTGTCGCATTGGTTTTTGTCCCACGTTAAGTGATGTACTTCGTCTTTTCCTTCCCACTTCCAACTCACACAAATAATTGCACGTTCTTTTATGATGTCGTCTGGTTGTATTGTTAGATTGTAACCGCTTCGCCAAAATATGCCTACATTAAACGATGTTTCGATATCGAAAAATAATCTCTTTCTCATAAATAAAAATTAAGTGAATAAAAAAACCACTAATTAAAGTGGCTTGTAT